GCTTTAAGGCAGAGCTGGACGAAGGGCGTAGTCAGGGCAAGGCAAGCATACGACGCAAACAGTACGAGCTGGCTATGTCTGGCAATGCTACTATGTTGATATGGCTTGGCAAACAGGTCCTCAATCAAAAAGAAAAAACTAGCAACGAGAATACTGGTAAAAATGAAATTGAGATAAACCTTGTGAATGGCATAGCTAAAGAGGTCAAAGACGCGAAAATAATAGTGAAAGAAGACATTGATTAAAATCAATGCAAACATGCATGACGGTCAAGACCTAATCTTACGCAACCGGAGGCGCTTCAACACGGTCGCCTGTGGTCGTAGGTTTGGCAAAACCGTGATGGCGGAAGCCCTGCTTATCGAATCGGCTATAATGGGCAAACCGGCGGCTTACTTCGCCCCCACTTACAAGATGCTATCTGATGTTTGGAAGGCCCTCAAGACAACGTTGCATCCTATAATCACGGGTGTAAGTGAACAGGAAAAACGCCTTACCATCGAGACCGGTGGTATCATCGATTGTTGGTCATTAGACGCTTTCGATAGTGTTCGGGGCCGTAAGTATGCACGGGTCGTCTGTGATGAGGTGGCGATGGTCAGGAACTTCATGGACGCATGGAACGAAGCGATCCGTCCGACGTTGACGGATTACAAGGGTGACGGGTATTTCTTCAGCACGCCAAAGGGACGCAACGATTTCCACGCGATGTACGAACGTGCACGGCTGGACGAGACGTATGCGTCCTTCCGTATGCCTACGAGTGTGAATCCTTACATCGCACAGGATGAAATCGACGCTGCACAGCGTGAACTGCCTACCGTGGTGTTCAATCAGGAATACCTGGCTGAGTTTGTAGACGTGCAGGGTGCTCTGGTTAAACGTGAGATGATAACCTACGTCAACAGCGACCAGGTGCCACGGGATCTGAAGATCGGCATGGGTGTTGATCTTGCCATCAGTAAGTCAGATACGGCCGACTACACAGCCATAGCTGTTGTGGGCTACGACAAGGACTCGGGGCGTAGGTACGTGCTGGACATGTGGAGGGGCAAGGTGGGGTTTCATGAAGTCGTCCAAGGCGTACAAAGCCTGGCGGCAAAATGGAACCCATCACGTATCAACATCGAGGCCGTCCAGTATCAGGTGGCAGTAGTGCAGGAACTACTCCGCAAAACCTCCCTACCTGTCAAGGCTGTTAAACCAGACCGTGACAAGGTAACACGGTTCCACGCTCTGCTGGCAAGGTATGAGCAGCTACTGGTTACACACGTGAGGGGGCTGGAACCTTCATTCGAACAGGAACTACTTTCTTTCCCTGAGGGCAACCATGACGACATGGTAGACGCTCTCGTTTACGCTGAGATGGCGGCTGTTAAGTCGCAAGGTGCTGGAGTTGTATTTCTATAACGGACTAGAACAATGGGACTAATTCAACAAATCAAGGCTTTCATCTCCCCTACTGGCGAGGTCGCACAGAACGACCTTCCTATACCAGTGACGGAGTTGTGGAACAAACATAACTTCACACCTATCGTCAACTGGCGGGGTGCTTACCAAATGTGGAAGGCTAACCCTGTGGCTGTGGCCTGCACTCTGACCTATTCGCTGATGATGCCGGAAGCACAGATAGGTGTGGTTACTCCGAATGGTTACGACTTCGAAAGCCCTATCGTGGGGATGCTGACACGTAACCAATGGCGTGTGACCTTTGGCGAGATCATGACGATCCTGTGCATCGGTGGCAACGCTTACGGGTATAAGCTACGCAACGCCTCGGGTGCTATCATCGGCATGCGCTGGTATTCAGATAAGAACTTCGCCCCTGTCAACGATGGTTACGGCGACGTTGAACACTACCTATACTACGATGGACAGGTAGCGTACACAATACGCAAGGAAGACGTCGTTCACATTCAGGGCTTCTGGTACGATCCCGAGAAAACACTTGGTGGTGGCAGCCCTGTGGAGTTAGCAGCGCAGTCTATCGAGGGGTATAATGAGGCAACGTCGACGGTGTTTAACATCCACAAGAACGATGCCATGCCGAAGACGTTGCTAGTGTACGATGAGGAACTCAGCAGCGAACAGGCTTCACTTGCACAAAAATCTTTTTCTCGCAAGTACGGAGGCGAACGTCGTGGTAGCGTGGGTATTGTCTGGGGTGTTAGAGACGTCAAGCGCCTTGCCCTCGACTGGAACGAATTGGGACTAAGTGACACATTCGGTCAATACGAGACGCGCATCTGTGGTGCTTACAAGGTGCACCCGATTATTGCAGGGACGCATATGGGGCTGTCTTCAGCCACCTACAGCAATTTTGAACAGGCAAGTAAGGATTTCACGAACATGGTGCGTGTTCCCTTCTGGAACATGATCGCTGACCAGATCAACGCACAGCTTGCTATCCCTGAATATGGCGTGCAACTTGGTTTTGACCTCTCGACAGTGCAGGCACTGGCTGGTGAGGCTATGGCAACGGAAGCGGTCTCTACAGACAACGACAGCGACGTCGACGTTGACGATTCACCGGAGACACTAAGCCTCGGAGGTGGCGTGTCTTCGGGCGCTTACTTTCACAAAAACTACAGCGTTACCGTAGGCCCCGAAACAAAAGCCTGGCTGCACCATCCCGATTCGCAGGTTTACGCCAAAGCATACGACGATCTGCTGAATAAGCAATCCGAGAATATTGCCAAAGAGTGGGGGCGTGTGCTCGATGATTTGTACGACAGCATCACGGCTGACGTTAAGGCGCTTCGCATCGAGACGAAGATAGACGACCAGTTCAGCCTAGATGTCTGGGAAAAGAACTTCGTCGACGGAACCGAGGACAGCCGAACCGAGCTGACCGAAATCGTGCTGGCATTAGCACAGGAAGAGGTCGAGGCTGAGGGTGAGTTCACACGGGGCCGTGAGGCTGGTATAACAGAGAGCGCCAATAAGATAGCGGACTCCGTAGGAACCATCAGAACCGACATCCAGACTCTACTACGACAGAATGCCGGTGTTGGTGAGGAGGAACTGGCAAGGCTGTTAAAGGAAAAATTTTCTGACCTGAAGGTATCACGTGCCAACGCCATCGCTCGCACTACAGCCACAGCCACAACGGGCACCGTGCAGAAATCGGTTTGGGATGAATTGGGCGGTATCAGACGGTCGTGGGTGGCCTTGTCAGGTGCACGTGACGAGCACATGGCAGCACACGATCAACTCGAAGGCGAAAAGGCAGGGCCTGGGCTTTTCTTGGTAGGTGGTGAAACAACACCTTACCCAGCAGGCGATGGACTATCGGCATGGAACGCAGTAAACTGCCGATGCTTCACACGTGCACGGCAAGCCTAACTTGTGGATAATTAAACAACAGCATGAACCAAATTCGTATGGTATGGGGAACACACCATGAAAATTGAACGTAAGACTTTCGAATTTCAAGCAAAGGCAGAGGGTGACAGTGGCGTAATTGAGGCCATCGTCTCCGTGTTTAATAACGTCGACAGCTACGGCGACCGTGTTAAGTACGGTTTCTTCGATGAGTCGCTGAAGACCAAACTGCCAAAGGGCGTCTGGGCTCACGACTGGAAGACACCGGTGGCGAAGACATTAGAAGCACGTGAGCTGATGCCAGGCGACGCCATGCTACCGGATAGCTTGAAAGACCTCGGTGGCCTGTACATCAGGGGCCAATTCAACATGAATACACAGCGAGGACGTGAGACCTATTCCGACATCAAGGAAGGTATCATCGACGAGTTCTCGATTGGCTATTCAGTAGTCGAAGAAACATTTGCACAGGACGGAGCACGTGAGCTGGTAAAGGGCAAACTTTACGAGTGGTCACCAGTGCTGTTCGGTGCTAACTCACAAACGGCACTTATTAGCGCTAAGGGACTCAATGATGATCTCGAAGACGTTGGAACCGACGTCGATAGACTCATTACGAGGCTGAACGAACGCGCAGAGATTAGGCAGAAGGAAGGGCGCACGCTATCGTCGGCTAACGTGGCACGCCTGACCGAATTGATGGACACACTGACTGCAGCAGTAGGCAATATCAAAATGCTTATTGACGCGGCACAACCGGTTTCCGCAAAGGCTGCTATGGAAATGGAAGCATTGCGGGCATTAGTAAACAAGAGGAAACAATCATGAATTTGCAACAGATCAACGACGCCATCAGCGCGAAGTCTGCAGAGCTAGAAACGCTCCTTGCTAAGACAGAGCCAACGATGGACGAAGTAAAGTCTGCACAGACATTGAACGCTGAAATCGACGCGCTCAATGAGCAGGCTAACGAAGTAAAGTCGTTCGAAGCTATCAAGGCCAAGAACGCACAACGCCAGACAGAAGTGAAGACAGCAGTGAACAAGCTGCCAAAGTCAAACGACATCAAGGTCGGCGAATCATCAGCAAAGGCTAACATGCCAGATGCTGAGTACAAGGCTTACGTAACAGGCTTGTTTGTTGGTGGTCTTTCTAACGAGACAGCACGCCAGAAGTACACAGAAGTTACTGGCCTTGATTATAAGACACACACACAAGGCAACGACGCCACAGGCGGTATCTTCGTTCCTACGGAGACATCAAGCCTTATCGTTAACCTGAAGGACACATACGGATCATTCCGTCGCAACACACGTGTTGAGCCTATGGGTTCCGAATCCATCCGCATCTTCCGCACAGGCGATGACGTGACGGCTTACTGGGGATCAGAGACAGGTACGCTCTCGTCATCTGACATGTCATTCGACGCTGTAACGTTGAACGCAAAGAAGATGTATGCTCTCGCTGTTCTCTCGGAAGAACTCGTAATGAACAGCACACAGAATCTTGGCCTTCGCTTTGCTGAATCGGTAGCTCGCCAGTTCGCAAAGAAGGAAGACGAAGCTGGTTTCTTGGGTGACGGTACGTCAACATACGGCAGTGTTCTCGGTCTTGCTGGCAAGCTCCGCAAGGTTCTCGAGGATGGTGGCGGAACATGGACGAACGACACACACAAGGGCTATCTTGGTTCAGCACAGGTATGTGCTGGCAACACCTTCGCTGAAGTTACAATGGGCAACCTGATTGCTGGTATGCGTAAGGTTCCAACTTATGCCCTCACAGGTGCTAAGTGGTATTTCCACAAGGTAGCTTTCGGTGAGACAGCAGAGCGCCTCGCATACGCACAGGGCGGATCAACAGCTGCAGAACTTGCTGGCTCATTCGGCCAGCGCCTCTTCGGTTATCCTGTCGAGTTCGTCGATGTGATGCCATCAGCAGATGCTAACAGCCAGGTGTTTGCTTACTTCGGCAACCTTACACAGGCTGCAACTCTTGGAGATCGCATGGCAACATCGATCAAGCAAGACGCAAGCAAGGGCTTCGACACAGATACAATCTATGTCAAGGCTACACAGTACCTCGACATCAAGGTGCATGAGATGGGCAACTACAATGCTACAGCAGCATCACGTACAACAGGCCCTGTTGTTGGTTTCGTAACTATTAACTCATAAGGTGACAACATGAACGCACTACAAAATGTGAAGGTTGTCAACGTTACGCCACCAGCGGCAATCGTTGACGCCGCATCTTTCTCGACAACAGCCATTGATACGGCTGGCTTTGGTAAGCTCGCAGTATATTTCAGCCTCGGCGCAACAGACATTGCGATGACGGCCCTCAAACTCCAGGAGTCAGACGACTCTGGCATGAGTGGAGCTGCTGACATCACGGGCTGTGTATACGGCGCAACGGGTGCACCTGCACTGCCAACGGCTAACGATGACAACAAGGTCTTCGGGTTCTTCGTAAACCTCGCAGGCCGTGATCGTTATATCGACGTTGTAGCAACAGCTGGCGACGGATCTGCTGGTACCTTTGGTGCTTGCACTGCTATCCTCTACAACGGCGACCCGATCAACGATGCTACCGAGCGTGGCCTCGCTGCGAACATCATCAAGGACTAATCTGTTCTGACGACTGGGCCCTCGGGCCCAGTGGTGAGCACAGCAAAGGCATACAATGATTATCCTATCGTCATCTGGCGCACGTGTTGATTTGGAGCTACGACAAGGGGCAGCCTTTGCACGTACCTTCACACATAAGACGAACGGGGTGGTTACCAACATAACAGGTTACACCTTCGCTGGCCAGATACGCACCATCGACAACGTTCTTGCTGCAACGTTTACGATAACGACAGTAAACGCTTCGCAAGGTACGTTTTCGGTAGCATTAAGTGCAGCGACTACGGCATCGCTGACGGTGGGCGAGGTGTATGTCTGGGATTTGGAACAGACGGTCTCCAGTTCAACGAACGAGCTTCTACGCGGTTACGTCACGGTATTAGGTGAGGTAACCCAGTGAGTTACACCATCAACGTGAATCAGGACACCTTGCGTGTTAACGTAGACCAAAGTAACATTACCCTGGACATCGCCAGCGGCGGGCTGGTGCCTATCTCTGATGACATCACATTGGTAGCTGGTGAGAACCTGTCAGCACTTCGTGCTGTGACGTCTAACTCATCAGGGCAGGCCGTATACGCCAGCAACGACACGTTAGCAAATGCCCAGGTTGTAGGCATCACCAACGGAGCGGTTACATCTGGAGCCAACGCAACTATCAAGATCTCGGGCATCCTGACAGATGCCAACTGGAACTGGACTAAAGGGACGGTTTACCTGGGCACCAACGTCTC